TTTATTTCCGCGTCCATTCGTTTCATACTTTGAAATGCTCCGATTGCTTGGCCTAAATTGAATGGACCCTCGGAAGTATAGTTTGCTCTCGGTGCTTGATATTTGGGTAATTGAGCTGCTACTGTTTTTGCTCCGCCTGATCCGTATATCATCGCCGGGTTTAGCCCGGCTTGGCGGAGTCTTGCCATCTGTTCTGTTGGTGCATTGTATAGATTTGCTCTGTTCCACTGTTCCAAATCTTTGGAATAGGCATATTCAGACATTTGTCTGTTGTGTTTGAATTCTCTTTCCTGTTGTTCTTTCTGATATCTAGATTGAAGCTTTGATCCTAGTAAATTTAATCCTGCTGCGATTGGTGCTCCTGCGTGCTTTAAGAATGACATAATTGTATTATTTTAATAATTGTGGTAAACCTGAGTTAGAAAGTTTGTTATCACGTAGACATATGACATCAAGTAGAGTCATATGTTTACTGCCAATAGCTAACTTGGACTATTGTCAGATTTCGGTGTATCTTTTACAACCGGTTTTTCGTCTTTTACTTCCGGTTTTTCATCGTCGTCCTTTATTTCGTCTTTTAAAGGGGCGTCCTTTGGTTTAGTTTTTTTCTTTACTCTTTGTACATCTTTTTCGATTTCGTTGCTTAGAGCCTCTTGTTTTTCCGTTAAATCAGCATTTCTGATTTCGTTGTAATCCACATCGTCGTGTGATGGATCATCGTCGTATATCTCTTGGCGAATATTTTCTTCTTTTAGATGCCCTGCAGAACGCTCATAGAGCTCCTGTATTGTATAGGCTTCGCCTTCTACAGTCATTGAAGGGGAATCATTAAATTCCCCTTTTTCCTGTACGTAGTTTGTTCGATCTCTGTATTTACCCATTTCCATTTCTATTTTAAGTCTATAATCTTGGTGTACCAAAATACGGCATTGGGCGCAGAGCGCTAATACTATTATATATCTGAACATATAGTTTTTCTTCTGATGCGTCGGTTACTGCAAAGATTCTATCGGTAGGGTCGGCCATTACGAATGTTTCATTTAAGGCCGGGAGATTTGCGAATTTTCGGCCCATGTGCCAAAAGTCTAATTCGTCTCTGAAATCTCCATGTACTGTATTGCAGCCGTATTTATATTCAGAGTATCGTGATTGATATCCGAAGGTATTTTCGTTTGGAGCGTCTGCCGTTACTACGTCGGCATATATTTCCTGGTTCTTTATTTCTTGTTCGCCTAGATTTGCGAATTCAGGCCAATAGTAATCGAATTTATCTTTTCTGGAAAAGTGTCGATTTATTCCCTGTTGATATGTGGCTCTCGGTATTACTGAGGTTATTCCTAATACGTATCCGTGTTCTTCGAATGACCTTTTGAAACCGAAGTTTGCGCCTACTGACACGCCGTGCCCGGCCATTTCTCCTACTGCTGCTGATGATTGATTGTCAAAATCTCCTGCAGTATTTAATACTTCCGATATTACGACCGGGTTTTTTCCGCCTCCGAGGTACTCAGGACGTTGAAGTCTTGCGTCACTTGATTTTACGCCGAAGTGAGATAGTATTTGCTCTATGTATCGTGATCCGCCTCTAGCGGTTTTTTCGAGCCATTCCTGTAGTCTTACTGATCTCCTGAGATCGTTTACTGTTATTCCTTCGATATTTTCGATTCTTCCGGGAGTTATTACACTATCTACAGTAGCACTGATTTGGGAGCTGGTGTTTGTTTCCAGCGGACCGCCAACGGTTGGAGAGTCGCCAGCTTCTGAGTACCAGCGTGATTGGTCCATATAATCTACCGGTATATTTGCTTCGCCGCCTCGCTGACTCCATGGGAGAGCAGAAGTAAAATAATCTTTGGCCCATGCCCTTTTTCTTAGGGTTGTAACTGCGTCAGCTTGCTCGGAGGTTCCGCCTCCGTCGCCTTTATTGTATGCAATTGGGTTTGTTAGATTCTGGTCTCTATAATATTCATTATAAATTTCCTGATATGCTCGGAAAGGTATTTCTGAGATGTTTATGGAACTTGCGCCGGATGTGATTTCGTCAATAGGAGGTATTCCTAAATGGTCTGCTAATCCGCCTTTTGGAAATCGTGTTTTTGATGAGTTCCAATATGTTAGTACTGGTACTGAGGGAGCTAGATCTCCTTGAGGTCCTCCTGTTATGAAGTCTTCCCAATTATCCCATACTATTCTGTTTGGCACAAAGAAATAATGGGTATACACGTTTATTCGGTGCATGATTGGTGCTATCATAGGGGCTAACCTGATCATTTGTTCCTGACTTACTTTGAAGTTATCGCCCGGGACTACTTCCTGTACTAATGTTGGAATGAGTTCTCCCATATTCATGGAGAGTTTTCTTTCGTGAGATAGGTTGAATTTTGACCTTTTTCTACGTGTTGCTCTGTTTGTGCTAAATAAACTCATAATGTATTGGTTTTTTTGTATGCTTTAAATTTACGTTGTTTTTCTTTGACTTTCTGATCTTTTTCTTTTTCGAGTTGCCCGAGAGGATCGAGCGGTGCAGTTTTTTCTAATTCTTTTAGTCTTTCTTCTCTTATTTTATTCCAATTTTCTAGTCTTTTATCTTTAATCCTTTTAGCGGTTATTGGGTCAGTTATTTTGTGTAACATGTAGTTATTAATATTTGGCTTTTTCTTACCGGGGACTAACATTTCATCTTTTTCGTGTATCATGTGGTGTTCGAAGTTACGTGTAGATTCTGTGTATTGATATCCGATTGCTGGTTTTAATGACATGCCAGTGAAGGGCTTTTTTTGGCCTCTCACTATATCCACATCTTTTAATAGCATATAATTAGACACATATCTAATTGATTTTGAGGTTACGTCTCCTACTACTATGAATCCTTTATTCCATATTTCATTTTTTTCGAGCCTTTTTATTACTGATTTGTCGAGGTTAAATACAAGGGCGTGGTAATGTGCCCTTTTTGTCTTTCCGCCATATTCTCCGCAATAGAAGGTCCTCACCTGATCCTTATTTCCTGATCTTTTTTGATAGACGCGTAGTTTCATGAAGAATTTTTGAATGTCAGGTCTATGTAGTGTGGTAAGTGTTTCGCCTGTTTCCGGTGAGTCTATCCATATTGCGTGTTCGTCGTCGTATGTTAGCGTTAGAAAGACGCCGGATTTTGCGTGTTTTGCTTCTATGTCTAAACGAGTGGCCCATTCGTAGGAACGGGCCATGAGACATTCTATGCAGCGACCGCATTTTACCTTTTGTTGGTCTTTAAGGGTAATCGGTTTCTTACACATATGGCTCATTTTTTTGGTTTACAAGCGAATTCCGCCCCGGGCGGGCCTGACTCTTGATTTGCGTTTGAATCTTCTTGTACCTGACCGGAGTCGTCGGCCGCTTGAGTATTTTGTCATCGGTCGAGATGCTCTGTAACTTCTTCTCTTTGATCGTCGGTTTCTTCTTCTTCTGAAGGCCATTTTTTAGAATTTTAAGGTTTAAATTAATTGTAATTAATGCAATGATTTGAATTATGATAATGGCTACCATTACTAATTCGGTGTATTTTAATGTGACTTCCATGGTCTAAAAGTAGGGATTTTTTTTATTATAGCAAATGGGGAGCGGGCTCGGGCCCGTCCCCTTATGCATATGGAAACACAAATAATGTTTTTAACGAGTATTGCCTACGGCGTTATCTTTTAAGGAGTGTGGTATGATGATTAGAGTGTTTTACTGCGTTTCGCTATGACTCACTAACTTTATGGTGCTCCGCAATTTTTTTAGTACGTTCGTCAGGGCTATTCTAGTTTATACTGCTATCATCTTATTCCCATAATTGCCTTTATTATGGGTAATGCTATGCTGCTTCCAACTCCTAATTTTTTTAGATCTTTGTCTATTCCGTACCGCAAGCGGTCCGATTTTGTTCTTATTTGTTCCTGTTTCATTTTTTGAACTTCCTGTTCTAGTCGTTCTCCTGATGATTTTCTTTTGAACCACTCGTCACTGACTTTTATAGCTGCTGATTTTTCTATGTCTTTTGCAGTATTGAAGGCCATTGTGTAATTGTATTTCGATAGTTCTTTTGCCCATTTATTTTTGAATCCTTCGCCGGTAGTTTTTGCTACTGTCAATGCTCTATTGACGGCGTGATTGAGTTCCATCTGTTTGGTATTGTCTGTTTGTGCCTTGACGAGGTTTATTTCCGCGTCCATTCGTTTCATACTTTGAAATGCTCCGATTGCTTGGCCTAAATTGAATGGACCCTCGGAAGT